CCCAGAAGAAGACTTGATGAACTACAGCTCTGGAATTGTTTTTCTTATTATCCTTCTGTTCATCGTTGGGACATACTAAGCGGACAAGCAGGCAAGTACATAGGTAAAGATAAAAAGTGGCATCACGGTAAGTATTTATTTACCGTTGACTTTGCACATCCAGAGAGTAATATACTAGACACGGAACATTCCGAAATACCGCACGAACACAAGTGCGCACACATTATTGCGTTGAATGACGGCAATTTTGCAGCACAACCTAACAACAGAATAATCTGGGATTTACCTTCTTTCACTGTGAAAGATGAAATTCCTGATTGGAAAGTTCAAACATCAGAATGGAATGTAGAAGATTCTGGTCAATGGATAACGGAAGATACTGACAAGTTCTTCTATGAAATGGAGGAAAAGAAAAATGATTAAAAAATTAAAAGATAAGGCTATGCACTACTGGTCTGATCACAAGATTGTATGTCTTGTGTTTATAGTTTTAGTAGCAGCGTTAATAGTCAAATAGGATTTTATGAACTATGGAGATAGCCAGGATGAATTACAGATTTACAGCAGTATTAATTATACTAATGTGTCTCCTAGCATTATTTGCTACACCAGCCTATCCAGGTTCAACTCAAACTAATACATCAGGTTCAAACACTGCAATTGAAGGTGGCTATACGTCGACTGCAACAACAACATATCAGTCTGGGTCATCTTCTAACAGCACAACAAATTCTACGACGAATTCAAATATAAAGTCTGCACCACCAACAGCTGCGGCTCCAACTGTGACTAACTCAGGATCAGATGTTTGTCTTGCTGGAGCGTCAGCAGGTGTTCAAACGTTTGGAATTGGTGTATCTGCAGGTAAATCTTTTAGAGATAAGAACTGTGAAAGAATAAAATTATCAAGAGAACTAAACTCACTTGGAATGAAAGTAGCGGCAGTCGCTATTCTTTGTCAAGATCCTCGTGTGTTTGCTAGCATGGAACATGCGGGCACTCCATGTCCTTACGAAGGTTCGATAGGTAAAGAAGCAAAAGCAAAATGGAAAAAATATGGTAAGCTAAGACCAGATTATGATCTCTACGTTAAAAATTTACAGATAAAAGAAGAGGCTAATCAAGAAGAAGAACAAAGAATTACAGAGGAAATGGCTGCGATGGATAAAGCTAGAGCGGAAGAAGAAGCAAGATTGGAAAAAATAAATAAAATAAAAAAATGGAAGGATCCTAGATGAGCAATAAACCATTAAACATATCGGACGAAGCACGTGTACAAATGCCAATGAAAACGGTTGCTTCTTTAATAACGCTAGTAGCAATTGGCACTTGGGCTTATTTTGGTATTATTGAAACTCTCAATAAACACACAACAACTTTAGAATTGATGCAAAAAGATTTAGAACAAAACTCTGAATTTAGAATCAAATACCCGCGTGGAGAATTAGGGCAGTCTTCTGGGGAGGCTGAACTTTTCATGTTGGTCGAACATATGGCAGGGTTGATTGAGTCTATGGATGAAGAACTAAAAGGTATGAGAAACAATAAAATTAATATAGACTTTTTAAAAGAACAAACATCTAAGTTACAAGAAGATGTAGAAAAATTAATTAGAAACGGGAACGGTCACTAATGATTGAAATGGTATTCGCACTTTTACTTCTGCAAGATCACAAAATTATAGAACATCGTTATCACGAGTCGTTATCAAAATGTCTCAAGGCCAAGCGTTATGCTATGAAGGACAAGAATCCTGGTGATAGAGTTGTATATAAATGTTTGCAATCTAAAGCAAATATAGAAGTATACATGGGTGAAAAGAAAATTTTATCTTTAATATTAGACTGATGAAATTTGTATTAACTTTATTGATGTGTAGCTATTCAGCTAACACATGTATGCCTCCGTATCAATGGCCAGAAAAATTTAACAGTGGCTATGACTGTAGTATTTTTGGGTATGAAGAATCTGTTAAAAAATTAAAAGAGATAGGTAGAGAGGAAGTAGAGCTACATAGAATATCTATAACTTTTACTTGCGATCAAATTTCTGACATATGAAATGGTTGATTACATTTTTAATATTAGTTTTAGTAATCTTAGGTGCTAAAGCAGATGAAATAACAACAGGTAATCTACTTCCTAACGCAGGTGACGGAGTAGACTGGGGTTCTAATGCTACAGATCAAATTAATCCTGGTGGTTCTGGAACTGTATCTAATGGTGCTACAGTAAACGGTTTTGATGTAACATGTCCAACATCTCAAGCTAACTGTGGATACAAGTATAGTGTCGGTGGTGACTTTGAAGTCACTGGTACAGCCACACTATCTGTTGAAGACGTTGCATTAACAAATAATAATATAACACAAGAGATGTTAGACAATGGTATAACTTTAAATAGTTATATTGATGTAGCTAACTGTGATAATGAAGCTGGTAACTGTGAAGGTGATACAGGAGCAACTGACTCACACACAGTCACAATAGAATTAAAAGATTCATCTGGTAATGTTTTATCTACAACCACACAAACAAGAACAGATATAGATGGATTTAAAGGAAACTGTAATGGTTATCCAACATCTTCTTCTGCAGGTGTATCAGCAGATTGTGGACAATACAACGATCAAGTAATTTATAATAGTCATGGATCAAATAAATTTGATTGGTCCTGGAGTGGTACAGATAACAACACGGGCACAGGTCAACGAGGTGGTCCTAATCTGTTGGGTGCTAAACTTACAATGACTTACGATGATACTGTATTAAATCAAGATGCATCAAACTCTTTAGATCAAGTTGAACAAGACTTAGAAGATTTAATTAACGAAATGATTTTTGAACAAGACTTTGAAGTTATAAAATTTAAAGAAGAACCTATGATGACTATGGAATTTATGGAAGAACCTATGATGGAAGAATTTGTAGAATACTTTGAAGAAATGCCTATGATGGAAGAAATGCCCATGATGATTGAGGAGATGCCTGAAGAAAACCTTGATGGGCCAATGATGTTTGATGGACCTATTATGTTAATGGCTGAACCGACTGAAGATAAACCACCACCACCTATGCTGGAAATGTTTATGACTATGTTTGATGAAACAGATGAAAAAGAACCACCACCTATGATGATGGAGATTATAGAAATGTTTAGTGAAGAAGAAAAAGAAGAAGAACCACCTATGGAAATGATAACCATGATGCCTGAAGAAGAAAAGGAAGAAGATGGACCTATGGAAATGCCACCAGGTATGATAGAAGAAGAACCAAGCAACACGGACCAAGAACCAGAACCTGAAGTAATGGAAACTGTTAAAGAAGAAGAAAAAGAAGAAGAGCCACCAATGGAAATGGCTAAAAAAGTTGAAGATGAAAAAGAAAAAAAAGAAAAAATTAAAGAAAAGAAACCTGATAGCAAAACTACTGAGTCTACCGATGCTAAGAAACAAGATAATTCAAAACAAAAAGAAAACATACAACAGGAAAAAACAAAAACAGTTAGACTTGAAGCTATTCTAGAAAAAATTGAAAAAGATGTTAAAGCAATTGATAAAAATTTACAATTAATTTCTTTAGTAAAAATTAAAGTAATGGCTGGTGACAATCAAATGTTAAACGATTATAATATTCCGTTCTATAAACCAAAAAAAATATACAACAATCAAATTGATATGACTGATAACAGAGTTATATATGATGTTGATTTAGTACAATACAAACAAAATGATCCAATAACTAAGAAAAGACAACGTTTAAATAAGATTTTACAAGAACGTCAAAATTTGATAAGTGAGTTAGAGGCATTAAAAAATGGATAAAATTAAAAATCAATTAGCAGGAGTCGCAGCGTTACTAGGTGTTATAGCAGCAATTGGTGGCGGATTTGTTAAATACGGTGAGATCGTAACTAAATTAGAGGCTTTAGAAGGAGCATCAGGTGGCACAGATTGGTCTGCACAGATAGCTGTATTAGAAGAAAAAGTGTCTGCATTAGAAAATGTAGATACAACTCACATTCATAAACTTGTAGAACACGATCACCCAGTTGAACACTCTCACACTAAAACTTTAATTAACGAAAAACAAATAGAAATAATTAAAAACCAAATAGAAGAATTAAAAGCTCGTAGTGATAACCCACTAGCAGGATGAGAATACAGGCAGAAATAGTAAACGGTAAATGTCCAACATGCGATGAATACACTATGTTAGTTGGATTAACTGTAAATATATTTAGATGTTTAAACTGTGGTTCAGATTTAGAGCAACATGTTAATGGCAAAATAAGTTATTTACCACACGTTACAAAACCAAAAGAGGGAGAGCCTTTTGTAAAAGAATGGAGAGATGAAAAAATCTAAAGGTCTTTACGCAAAAATTGCACACGAGCCAATATTTCACAAAACAAGTATAGGTAGAAACCCTAGTAAATGCAAAATGAATAAGCATAAGCGTAGGTCATATAAAAAATATCGTGGCCAGGGTTGACAAGAATCCCTAAACATCCTATATTATACGTATGAAAGAAAAAAATATAACAATTAAAATCGAAGGCGCAAATCAAGGACAGTGGTCTAACTTTTTATTAGAGTTAAATTTAATGAAAAAAGCTTGGAAGCCATACGGTGTAGATATAACTTTGAAAGCACCTGGTATAAAAAATATAATATTATGGGGGACAAGAAATAATGATTACACTAGACCAAATAGACAAGTTAGCCAACGACTACAACAAAACAAAAGATCCAGAACTTAAAAAGTTGTGGTATCAGAAAGTAAAAGAGTGGGCGAATGGATCTAATAATATTAAACGACGGATTGTATCAGTTAGTAGCTGTCACAAAGGAGATGATGGAGGGTATATCATTACTGGCAGAAGTAGACTGTTATGATTTGTGTGATATATTACGTTTACATTTGACCACGTATCATGAAGCACCATTTAACGTTCATGTAATGAATGATGGTAGTGGTGAACTTTATGGTTGTATTTGTAAATAGAATTGAACTGAAAGCTCAAGGGCGTCCAAATCTTGCCAATG